AAATACAGACCCAGAAGCAAAGGTAGTTATCTTTACCTCTTGGGTAGGAATGCTTGATAGGATTCAAAAAGAATTAGGCGGAACACTATACACAGGGAGCATGAATGCCAAAGAAAAAGAAAAAAGCAAAGAGAAATTCCTTAAAGACCCTGATTGTCGTATCTTTATTTCTTCAGACGCTGGAGGTTATGGTGTTGATCTACCTAATGCTAACCTCCTCGTCAATTATGACCTTCCTTGGAGTGCAGGGTTAGCCGTACAGAGAAATGGGCGCATTAAAAGGGCATCCAGCCGATGGCCTACCATAACGATTCAAGACATGGTCGTTGAAAACTCTATAGAAGAACGTCAACACGATATGCTTCAACAGAAGAGTGCCTTGGCGGATGCAGTTATGGACGGTCAGGGGATCAATGCCAAGGGTGGAATTGACTTGACAGTAGGTAGTCTGATAAGTTTCCTTCAGAAAGCAAGACCATAGGGGGTCAAAATGGCACGAGTAAAAGAAACAGCAATCCGCAACCTTGATGAGAACGCCATTGAGGTTCAAGCAAAAGAGTATGCATTCTTAAAGAAGCAAACTGAATACCTAGAAAAACAAATTAAAGAATTAAGAGAGAAGTTGTTCTCTCACATTGAAGAGTCTGGTGAAGTTGATGACAAGGGCAATTTAATTCTTCCATTTGAAAAAGATATTGAAGGTTACACCAGCGTAATGAAACAACGCCGTGTTTCTCGCAAGATTGATGCGGGTGTTGCTGAACAATTGATCTCAGAAAAAAATCTTGAAGAAGAACTCTACAAGACAGTGCGGATCGTAGATGAAGATGCATTAATGGCTGCACTTTATGAAGGAAAACTAACTGAAGAAGAAGTAGACGAGATGTACCCGCAAACAATTGTGTGGGCACTAGTAATGAACAAGAGATAAGGAAAATGATGAAGTCATTAATAGCAGTACTTGCAATAACCGCAGCATCCGTCGTCCCAGCACATGCAGATACGCTTCCTGATTTAAAGAAGTATGTTTGCGTAGATCAAAGGGGCATTCACCACAGTTGGCGTGCAGCGTTTGATGGCACAACCCTCTGTAAGTTGACATTAAACCGTTTTTCTAAGTAAGGAATAAAGCAATGCCTGGTTTGCGTGGAGATGACGAGATCTTGGAAGCATTCGCTGATCTCGAATACCTTCCTGGATCCAAGAGGAAACGCAAAGAACCAGACCCAAAGGTTTCTCGCCGTAAAAGCGGTGAGAATAATGGTTGGGATTCAAACCCAGTCATTAAAACATTAGGTGGAAAGGAAACAGAGGTATTCACAATCAGTGCGTTAGCACAGGCATTGGAGAAGACAATTGTTACTGTTCGCCTATGGGAGCGCAAAGGTTACATACCACGTGCACCGTATCGACTTCGGGCTAAGACCGTAAAAGGTCAAAAGACTGGAGGAAATCGGGTGTATACCAGAGCACTCATAGAGTCAGCCGTCGAAGAGTTTACTCATCGAGGACTGTTAGGATCGGCCCGTGTTGAGTGGAATCAACACGATGATCTTACTGACGCACTTGTTAAGCGTTGGAAATTAATTACCCAATCCGAGAGCCAGTGACTATTAAAACTGTACTGTGATACAGAATACCCCGTGCCTCATTACCGAAAAGACCAATAAACCAAAATGACAATAACAAAACCAGCGGTTGAAGCCGCAGACTATCTTGAAGAAGATAGTGAAGACATCCAGCCTAAGGTTGGAACCACTGTACAAAAGGGTTGGGATGCGGTCGATGACCACATGTCTTCTCCTGTAGGAGATTTTCCTACCGATTTCCGTTTTACGGAAGAACCACAACTCATCAAGTTTATGGAAGATGAGCCATTCGCTGTATACGAGCAACACTGGATTGAACGCCCTAAGGGTAAGAAGTCCTTTGTTTGCATCGGTGATACCTGCCCACTATGCGATGTGCTTGGTGACAAGCCTCGTGGCAAGTTTGCATTCAATATTGTAGTTCTAAGTGGCGATGTCACTGGAGTACAAATTCTAACCGCACCACCAACACTGATCCGTCAACTTCGTAAGATCAATGAAGATGATCGCAAAGGACCTCTCTCACGAGAGTTCTGGGAGATTTCTCGTCTAGGAACTGGACCAACAACGTCGTATAACTTCAACATTGTTCGTGCACGTGACCTAGAAGAGGAATGGAAGATGAACGTCGAAGACGTTCAAAAACTTGTAGCAGCCGCTGTTCCCTTCACAGCAGATGTAATTCGTGAGACCCCTCGCTCCGAAATGCTAGAGGTTGCTCGTTCTGTAGCGTAAGTTACACTTCCATAGAGAAGGAGCCTGTTCACCTCCATGTCACAGGCTCCTTTTCACTAATCGATCTGAGGGGATTTTATGAACATAATAACAACAAAAGAACAATTAGAAGACCTTGTTGAGTTTTACTCCGAGGTAGACGCCTTTGCATTTGACGTAGAAACCGTTGGCGAGAATAGGATTCAACCCAAGGTTAATGACGTATTGTGGATCTCATTAGCAACAGAAGGCCGTGTAGATGTAATTCCTATGGGACACCCAAACGGTGAGTTTGTTCGTTGGGATAAAGAACTACTTCTTAGCGGTGAACGCAAGGCCGCTGCTGGCAAGGTATTGACTGATGCTGACTACTCAAAGAACCAAGCCAGATGGACACCAGTGTTTGGTGAACCACCAGCACAACTACTTCCAGGTGTAGTATTCACTGCCTTAAAGCCGTTGTTCTTTAGTGATAAGTTAAAGATTGGTCACAATGTAAAGTTTGATTTAAAGTCTGTTGCTAAATACTTTAGGGGCGTAGTACCAAGTAAGCCATTCTTTGATACGTTGATGGCTTCATTCATAATTGATAACAGAACAAAGAATTCTTTGGGTCTTGCAGACTGCGCCAAGCGTGAGTTGAAGTTGCATGTTGAGAAGGGTGTAGGAGCGCAGGTAGAGGTCCACTCGTTTACTGATGTCGCTAACTACTCGGCACTAGATGCTGAAGCCACCTGGTTATTGTACAAATCATTAGCGCCAAAGTTAACTGGGTCGCTACAGCGAGTGTGGCATTTAGAGATGGATGTAGTTGCTGCTTTGTGCGACATGGAGTTGACTGGTGCAACTATCGATGTTGAAGAGATGAAGAAACTGCAGAAGCGCATTGAGATTGACCTAGACTTAGCCAAAGGCAAAGCGTACAAGTTGGCTGGTAAAGCGTTTTCGATGAACTCCGTTCAAGAAAAGCAGAAACTTCTATTCTCCCCTAAAGAAGAGGGTGGTCGTGGGATAAAGCCAAATCTCAAGATTAAAGTCGCCCTAACAACAAAGGGCCAAGAAGTTGCCTCCTCTAACCCAAACAAACTAACTATTAATCATTACTCAGTATCAGCAGATGCTCTTGAATTCTACCGAAATAAAGATGAACTAGTAGACGCTATTTTGGGGTACCAAGACTTAAACAAGTTGATGACTACATATGTAGTTCCATATCTTGGTGGAGACACCACAAGAACTAACTTGGGTAAGTCTAGGATCGTAAACAAAAAGTCACTCATGGTAAAGGGAAAGGTACATACCAACTTTAAGTCCCATGGTGCAGAGACTGGTCGTTTCTCATCGTCTGAGCCAAACCTACAAAATATCCCTAGCAGTGGGCANTATGGAAAACTAATCCGTAATCTTTTTGTTGCTCCTCCAGGATACAAGTTGATTGTTGCTGACTACTCGCAGATTGAGCCACGCATTATTGCCTCGTTCTCTCGTGACCCCATTATGCTTGAGAACTACCTGACTGGTGGTGATATTTACACCACGATTGGTAACACGATGGGATTAGATCGCAAAGCAGGTAAGGTCTTAGTTCTTGCCATGTCATATGGCGTTGGCCCAGATAAGATTGCCCAAAGTATTGGTTGCACCGTTACAGAGGCACGAAAGTTGTTAGATGATTTCACCAAAAAATTTAATGATATTCAAAAATATCGTGCAAAGGTTATCCGACAAGCAGTAGCCAATGGATCCGTTCCTTTTGTGGAGACTATTTTNGGTAGACGCCGTTACATCCCAGACCTCAAGAGTGGGGATAAGGGGCTAAAGAACAGAGCCGAACGACAAGCCTTTAATACCATGATTCAAGGATCTGCCGCAGATTTGATGAAATTAGCCATTGTTCGGGCACATTCCTGTTTCTTGGACGAGCCAGACGTAAATGTCATACTTACAATCCACGACGAGTTAGTAGTTGTAGCACGTGAGGATTTAGCGGATGAAGCAGCCGAAGCAGTAAGGGAGTCAATGGAGGGCATCAAACTTTCAGAAATTATTGTTCCATTGATTGCTGAAGTAAAAGTAGTAGATAAATGGGGTGACGGTAAGTAGTGGAATTTGCGTCCTTCTCATGGGTTGTGTAACATACGAAAAGGAACAACGTCAATAGAAGGGCAAAATAGTGAGTAACGCAGACTGGTGGGCTAAGCAGTTAGGTACACAAGTACCAGCACAACAACAACGTCCAGTAAATGACCCAACTCCACCGTCACAACAACCTATGACGCCGTTCATACCACAGCAACCTCAGCAACCCTCTCTTCGTATTGGAAGTGCAGCACAAACTCAAACCTGTCCTGAATGTGGTAGCGGTAACTACATGGCTGTTGCTAATGCGGCAGCACGATGCTATGACTGTGGTTATCCAGTTGGACAATCGGGTTCTCGCTACGGTGCATTGACTGGTGCCAAGATAGAAGGAAATGCAAAGCAAGCGCAAGGCAATGACACAGCAAGTAACTGGAATCCACAGGGAATCATTGGGAGAATTGACGGATGAATGATGAAGCCAAAAAAGTTATGGCATTACTTAACAAAAAGTTTGGTGACAATGTCGTTGTATTGGCTAGTGACATACGCTCTGACCTCATACCTCGCATTACCAGTGGCTCTACTACTCTTGACTATGTGCTTGGTGGTGGTTTTCCTGGCAACCAATGGAATGAACTTATCGGGGAACCATCCCACGGAAAAACAGCGTTGGCTCTCAAAACAATTGCAGCGAATCAACTGGTAAATCCAGAACACACAACGGTTTGGGTAGCAGCAGAGCAATGGGTTCCTGAGTATGCAGAGATGTGTGGCGTAGATACCACACGAATTATTGTTATAGAAACCAGCATCATGGAAGAGGCCTATCAAGCCGTTATTCAATTTGCTGAATCAAAGTCAGTAGATGCAATCGTTATAGATTCTTTGCCAGCACTTTCTCCTGCTCCAGAAATGGAAAAGGATATGAGCGAAGCAACCGTTGGTAGAGGAGCCTTACTCACCAACAAGTTCTTTCGTGTTGTTGGCACTGCAATGAAGCGGTCGTTGGTTGAAGATGAGCGTCCCGTCCTTGGTCTCATCATCAACCAATACCGTATGAAGATTGGTGTGATGCATGGAGATCCACGCACTACTCCTGGAGGAGAAGGTAAGAACTATGCATTCTTTACACGTTGTGAAGTAAAGCGTGATGAGTGGATTGAGATTGGTTCAGGAACTAATAAGGTAAGAGTCGGACAACGCATAAAGGTTCGCACACTGAAGAACAAGACTGCACCACCACAACGCATCGCTTACTTTGACTTCTACTTTGCAGAT